ATGGTGCCTGCTGGTACTTCAACTGTATACGATCAAACTTTAGGTAAGAACATTAAGCGTCCTTTCCTACACGTTCGTTATAGAGCTTCTGAAGCTGACGATAGAAAGATGAAATCTTGGATCACTGGATCTGTAGGTGGAAACTTCACGAGCGATGTTGACAAGATGGAAGTACAATTCCTATCTGAAAGATGTCTTTGTGTACAAGGAGCAAACAACTTTGTATTATTCAAGTCTGTTACTCAATCGTAATTACTAATGTAAAGAACGGGGCGTCATAAGGCGCCTCAGTCTTTACTTTTTATTAATCTTATTATATTATATCATGGCAACAAAAGAAGCTACACAAGCTAAGGCTTGGAAAATTAAGGATAGAACTTATATATTAAAAGGTGATAAAACACCTATAACTTTTACATTAGCGTCTAAACATCATTCAAGAAACCCTTTAATGTGGTTTGATGAAGAAACAGGACAAAATAAAGAATTAAGATACGCAAGTAATCAAAATTCACCATTTAGAGATGAACAAGACGGAATGTCTACTTTAAAGCATATAGTTTTTAAAGATGGATCTTTATTTGTGCCTAAAGCACAACAATCTTTACAAAAACTACTTTCATTATATCATCCGCAGTTAAATAGAACATATTATGAATTAGATAACGTAGCGGTGGCTAAGGATGAGCTTTTTGATATTGAATTAGAAATAAAAGCATTGAATTTAGCAAAAGATTTAGAAGTTGATCATGCAGAAGCAGTACTAAGAGTTGAAATGGGCTCTAGTGTTTCTAAAATGACTTCTTCAGAAATTAAAAGAGACCTATTATTATTTGCAAAAAGAAATCCAGATACTTTTTTAGCATTAGTTGAGGATGATAACGTACAATTACGCAATTTTAGTATTAAAGCTGAAGAAGCAGGCGTAATTAAATTATCAGGCGATCAAAAGTCTTTTCACTGGGCTAGTAATAATAAAAAATTAATGACTGTTCCATTTGATGAAAATCCATATTCTGCATTTGCGGGTTGGTTAAAAACAGATGAAGGAACAGAAGTTTATAAGTCTATACAGAAAAAATTAAAATAGGAATATCTTATAATGATTAGGGTCATTTAAGGTGGCCCTTTTCATTATAATAAAAAAAATAATATGGTTAGTGTAGATACAGTATACCAAACAGTATTGGCAATACTTAATAAGGAAAACAGAGGATATATGACTCCACAAGAGTTTAATCTTTTAGCTAATCAAGCTCAAAACGAAATATTTGAGCAATATTTTTATGATTTAAATCAATATAATCGTAGAGGCGAAATAACAAATGAGTTCGCTAATATTGTAAAAAATATAAAAGAAAAAATTGATTTATTTAAAGTACAACAAATTCCACTAGTATACTCTACAAATAAATTTAATTTACCTTCTAACTTATACAGGGTAGGTTCAATTAATTTTCAAAAAATAACGGAAGTAGAACAAGTAACTAATAAAGAATATTTGTATTATTCTCAATCTCCGTTAACAGCTCCAACAGTATCTTACCCTATGTACATTAGAGAAGAAAATAACATATCTGTTTTTCCAAACTCTATTATTTCAGAAATATTTTGTACTTATGTAAGAAAACCTGCACCAGTTAACTGGACTTATAATACCGTTAACAATGAAGCTTTTTATAATCCAAGTGCTTTAGATGCTCAAAATTTTGAAGTACATGAATCTGAAGTATCTGATTTAGTTATAAAAATATTAAGCTATGCTGGAATTGTAATAAAACAAGCTGAAATTATTCAATTAGCAGAAGCTAAAGAGAATAAAAAAATAACTCAAGAAAAATCTTAATAAATGGCTTTAGCTAAAGTAACACCAGTACAACATTACGCCTCAAATAATATGGGGCAGTACCAATTTATTAGTTTAAAGGATATTGTAAATAATTTTATTGTTTCTCAGGTTGGAGATGACAAAATAATTAAAAGTGCAAAAAGATCGGAAGTATTATACCATGCTCAACGTGGTCTTGCTGAATTAAATTATGATACTCTTGGAAATATAAAAACTCAAGAAATAGAATTACCTCCATCTTTATCAATAGCTATACCTCATGACTTCGTAAATATTGTTGAAATTTGTTTTGTTAATTCTAAAGGTATTTTATACCCAATACAAAAAAGTTCTGTTTCAGCAGACCCTAGCTCAATACAACAAGATATAGATTATAACTATATATTTGACTTTGATGGTTTTCCAACAATAGCTTCTCAATCTGTAACTGCAGATAGATTTTTAGATGCTACAAAAGGTAATGTAGCAAATAGAAATGAAATAGATTTTTTAGAAGAAGGTTTTGGTTATACAGTAGACAAAGGAGCTAGATATGGTATAGATCCAACATTAGCAAATAAAAACGGATCTTACTTAATAAATGATAAATTTGGTTTAATAAGTTTTAGTGGTGATTTAGCTGGTAGTATTATTGTTCTTAAATATATATCAGATGGTCTACATTCAGACGCTGATATGGAAATACATAAATTTGCAGAAGAAGCAATGTATAAAATAATTGCATGTGGCCTTGTATCTGCTAAATCAAATATACCTGAATATCAAGTTAATAGGTTTAAAAAAGAAAAAAGAGCATCAATAAGAAATGCAAAATTAAGGTTAGCAAAGCTAAGTCCTAATGAAATTATTCAGGAACTAAGAGGTAAATCTAAACAAATTAAACATTAATAAATGGCAGAGCTTAAGCATACTTTCCTTAAGGGGAAGATGGATAAAGATAGCGATGAAAGATTAGTTGAAAATGGAGCATATAGAGATGCTCTTAATATACATGTGTCTTCTTCAGAAGGTGCTAATGCTGGTGCAATAGAAAATTTATTAGGTAATGAACAACTTTCTTCATTACAATTAAAAAATGCAAAAGTATTAGGTTCTGTAGTTTATACTTTAAAAGATAAATTGTATTGGATTGTAACTTCAGATAATATAGATGGCATATATGAATATGACCAAATACAAAAAGAAATATCACCTATATTAATTGACACAAAAAGTGCTGGTACAAAAACTTTTTTCTCTACAATTATAGATTCTAATTCTGATAACGAATTAATTTTAGATAATATATCTAATACAGATATAAGTACAATATTTGGTAACGTTCCAAATAGCAATAATGATGAAACGCTTGTTTCAAATAATATTGATCTTTATTGTGAAAATCCATATATAAAAATATCTATACCAAAAGATACGGTAATAAGAAAAGAAAATGATTTACTTGTATTTAAGAATATACATTATTCTGGACAAGCATATGGAGGTGTTGACTTAAATGTAGATTTTTCACTAAAAAGTGTATTAAATTTTTCAAAAAGTAATATTATAACAGGTATTAATATTATAGATGATATGCTTTTTTGGACAGATAATTTAAATGGTCCGAGAAAAATAAATATTTCAAGATTTAAAAAATATACAGAGTCACAAAAATCAAATAACGTAAATATATTTGAAACACAAACAAAAGTATTGTTTGATGATAAAGATGTGCATGGTAATATATTTACTAATACAAGAAATTTTACAGAAGATGATATTAGTTTAGCTAAAAAAGTGCCAATGAGTGCACCTACATTATCATTATCTAATACATTAACTAATTCAGGTATTACTACAATACCATTTTTAACTAATTTTCAAAATAATAATATAAACGTTGATGTTGGTGATGATTTATTTATACCTGTTAAAACATTACCCATTTGGAAAGTAGGAGATACTATAACAATAACAGCAGAAAATCCAACTGTTGAAACCATTGAACTTACAGCTACTGTAAAATTAATTTCTTTTATTGGCATAACATTAACATTAACAACAAAAGATGCTGATATAGACTATAGCTTAAATTATGAAGCCACATTTACTTTATTAGAAAAGAAGCCAATTCATGAATTATCTTTTGTTAGATTTGGTTATAGATGGAAATATAATGATAATGAATATTCATCTATTTCACCTTTTTCTGAAGTTGCTTTTATACCCGGTGACACATTTAAGTACAATGCTAAAGAAGGTATCAATACATCAATGGAAAACCAGCTTAGAATAGTTAAACTATCTGATTTTGATACTGGAGATGATAATGTTTCAGAAATAGAAATACTATATAAAGAAAGCGCTAATCAAAATATATATACTTTAAAATCAATAAAAAGAATAGATTTTGAAGATACTTATGAAATAACTAAAGAACAAATACATTCAGTATTACCAAATGATCAGTTACTTAGATCATGGGATAATGTGCCTAAAAAAGCAAAATCACAAGAAGTAACTTCAAATAGAATAATATTTGGTAACTATAAGCAAAACTATGATATTTATAACCCAGCAGAATTTGATGTATTTATTTCTCAAAGATTTGGAAAGCAAAGTATAAAATCAAATAGAAATTACCAAATAGGTGTTTCTTATATTGATGAATATAATAGACATTCACCTATACTTTCAAATGATACAGGTTCATTTTTTATAGACAAAACACAAGCTACAGTATCTAATGAATTTAATATTGCATTAAAATCAAAACCGCCAGCATGGGCAAAATATTTTAAGTATTATATAAAAGATATTTCTTCTGAATATTACAATTTAGCCGCTGATAGATTTTATGTAGATAAAGAAAACGGATTTGTTTATATTTCTTTTTCTTCAAATGAAAGAAACAAAGTATCAAAAGATGATTCTATTTTATTAAAGAAAAAACACGGAACAGATGAAGCTGTTTCAACAGATAATAATAGATTTAAAGTTATTGAAGTTTTTAATGAAGCACCAGCTTTTATTACACAAAGAAAAAAAGCTATTGAAATTTTAAGTGATATTAAGTTTTCTGACAATATTTCTGGATCAAATGTTACTCCTATATTAAATATAAATAATGCACCAGCTAGTTCATTACCTAAAAAAAGAAGTAGATCTGTAAAGATAATGCAAGCCTTTAAAGGCGTTGATTATGATAGTCTTGTTTTAAACACCACCGCTAACGCCAATGAAGGGGTACCTCAAAAATATTTAGCTAATTTACAAAATGGAAAATTTGTTAGATTTATTTCTGGTGATAAAAAAACAGATTATTACAAAATATCATCTGTAAGCATAGACTATGCAGATTCTGGTAGTAGTGGTGATAATGATATTCAAGTACAATTAACTTTTGATAGAGATTTTAATGATGATGTTAATGTTCTTTATGATGCGGCTGGTAATATAGGAGACTCAAACGGTTTAGGTGTAAATTTAGAAATAGCAGAAGAGTTTTCAGCAGCAGGTGATAAAGAATTTGATGGTAGATTTTTTATTAAAGTAGCTGCTAATGAAGAGTTATTATATATAAATAATTCATCAAATACAGATTATTACGATTTAGAGTCTTTTGATTTAGCAGGTGTGGACAGGCATTCTGATAAAAAGAAAAATAAAAGAGTTTTACCTAAAAATGATGTAGATGATAATCCAAAGTTTCCACTGTTTATAAGTAATAATAATCCAGGAGGTGATTTTGCTTTTGGTATTGTTATGTTAAACCATAAACAGGCAAGTTTAGATGCATTTGAAAAATTTGATATAGGTACAAAATTTTATATTAATGAAGACTCAGATAATATATATGAAATACAATCTACATCAACGCCAGAAAAAACTACATTTGGTGGTTATGAAAGTCAACGCAGAAGAAGACTATATTCAATACTTAAGAAAAATTTAAAAATAGTAAGAGTTGATACTGAAGATATAGTAAAAACACAAGATTTACCACCACTACCAGCGCTTGGTTCATTATCAACAATAAAGCTTACTATTGTTGAAGAAAACTTTGATAATAATAAAATACCTTTTTCTAAAAATCCTGCAATATTTGAAACAGAGCCAAAGCCAAATAAAACTGATTTAGATATTTATTACGAAACTGAAAAAGCATTTGATATATCTGAGCACGGTAATTCTTTAAAAATAAAATGGTTTAACTGTTTTAATTTTAGTAATGGAGTTGAGTCTAATAGAATAAGAGACGACTTTAATTCACCATTTATTCAACCAGGAGTAAAAGCATCAGCGCCAATAACAGATCAAATAAAAGAAGAACATAAGTTTAATGGTATAATATGGTCAGGTATAATAAATTCAAGAAGTGGATTAAATAAATCTAATGAATTTAATGTAGCTTACCCTATAACAAAAGATTTATTACCGTCATATGGCTCTATACAAAAATTGCATGCATGGGATGATAGATTAATCATGCTCTGTGAAGATAAAATTGTACGAGCATACGCAGATAAAGATGTTATTTATAACGCTGATGGCAATATGAATATTGTTGCTACTAATAAAGTTATAGGTGATGCTCAGCCTTATGCAGGTGAATATGGTATATCTACAAACCCAGAATCATTTGCAGCTTATGGTTTTAGATGTTATTTTACAGATAAAATGAGAGGTGCTGTAATAAGATTATCATTAGATGGTATGGAGGTTATTAGTAATTATTTTATGAGTGACTTCTTTAATGATAGATTTTTTGGTAGTGAATGTTATAATTCAGTACAAGACAATTCATATTTATTAGGTTCATATGATAGCAATAATGGTTTATATAATATTTCTTTCTTAGGAAGAGATACTGTATGTTTTGATGAGCAAATAAATGGATGGGTAACTAGAAAATCATTTATACCTCAAAATGCTATATCATTAAATAACATTTATTATACATATAATAATGGAGATATTTGGCAAAATGATTCATCTAATGTACCTCATAATAATTTTTATAATGTACAGTACACTTCTAAGGTACAATTAGAAATTAATGATGATCCATCTGTTATAAAAAAATATAGAACTTTAGGTTACGAAGGAACAAAAGGTTGGCAAGCTAATATAGTTACAGATCAAGAAAAATCAAGTAACTTATATTTTGTAGAAAAAGAAAATAAATATTTTGCGTATGTAAAAGGTGAAGAAAAGAACTATACTAATTTAGATTTAAAAAGTTTTAACTTACAAGGATTAGGAAATATAACTGCTTTTGCTGGTCTTTCCGCAGCGGTTAATACCGAATTAAAATTTCAAATATCACCTAATGATACTTTTAAATACATATCTAATCCTGTTATTTTAACAAATACGCCTGGAACTAAATTATCACCAACTGTATCTATAAAAATAGCACCAAAAAATGGGTATATATTAGATGCAAATAAATTAAATATACCTAAAGCTGTTGTAACTAAATCTGGCAAAGATTTAATCGTAGAGTATACACATGGTATAAAATCACACCCTACTGAAGATAAAACGGTTGAAATAGAATTATGTAAAATAAATTTTGCTGAAAAAGAAAATGTATCAATAACAGGTAATTATAGTTTTAGTAAAACAGGTAAAGTAAGTTCTAGTATTCCTGATGATTCTTATAATATAAGCGGAAATACAAAAACACTACAAATTACAGCAAAAAGAACATTAATTCCTGATCCAGGTAACGAAATATTATTTGATAGTATAAAAACAGATAATCCTAATGTACAATTAACTAAAAAGCAAAATGATGATGGAAGTGTAACAGTTACTGAAAGAATACAAATAGGCACTTCTAATATAACAAATTTTGATTATGAAATTTCTGCAATAGCAATTGCGGCTACTGTAGCTACTAAAGAATTAGTATTATCATCTATCAATAAAGATGATTTAATTAATCAAGATTATAATAGAATTTTAAGTATTTATGGTGACCCAGGAAGTGCATTTTCATATGAATTAGAAAATAACGGGGGACCTATAGACAATATAAATAACATTGTAATACCAGATACAGGTATTCATCAAATACCAATAAACTTTGATTCATCAAATATTACTGATTTATTCACTATAACATTAACACCTGGGCAAGACACAGTAAATGGTGCTAATTTTGAAAATATTATACAAATACCTAAAACTCAGAAAAGTACTCATGAGATTACTATGTTTTCTCAATTTAATAATACTATGAGTAATAAAAGTGTGTTTAAAGCAACGAGTAATGATGCTATTAACTACGACTTTTCTTTTGTTTTAAATTTACCTTCTGCTAATTATGTTTTAAAATCACAAGTAAAACAAAAAGATTTTATTTTTGATAATACAACAGACAATACAGAACTTACTGATTTAAATTTAGTATTAGATAATTCCGCAAACACTGTAACATTATCTGGTAATATAAATATAGACAAAGTTACAAGTAATAATAAAATTATATTATTTTTAACTGACTTTGTAAATGAACAAATAACATTACAATTAGGATATAGTAATGTTACCGCAGCAGGAGTTACTACAACAAATTATACATTTGCACCTTCTTCAACTTATTCAATAATAGGCCCATCAGGTTTAGCTCCCCAGACTATTGAAAATGAATATTTATTTACACTAACACCAAGTGGTGGATTTGAATTTATAAACAATATAAGTTCTAATGATTTTGAAATAATAGATAGTGGTAATAATAATGTTACAGCTACATATGCTTTAAATAATACTGTTGATATTTCAGTAATAAATAGTGAGTTGGTTGTAAAAATGATTCCTAATAGCTTTAATATGCCGCCGGCTAATGAAACTATAAACATAGTACCAAAAGATCAAATAACGCAATCTATACAACCTCCATTAAGTGATTATAGCTTAGTGTATGATCCTCTTGATAACGAAGATAGATTATTTACAGATAAATTAATATTAGGCAAACTAACCGACTCTTCTAACCAACAATTTTTGTTTCAAAAAACATTTGTTATTGATAGAACATTAACACAAAACTCTGATTATACGAAAATTTTTAGTACGTTAGGTCATGTAATAAACTTATTAGATAATGAATTAAGTTTAGCCACTGCAGGAACATATACAGATATAAATGGAAATTCTGTAGCAGTAACGGATCACATAGAGCTAAATACAAATAAAACAGAATTAACATTAAATATATTAGCTAATATAAATGCAGTTCCTGATAAAGCTATAGGTACTGTTGAATTTGATTTTGCTACTGAAGAAAGTTATCATATAATAGAACTACAAGAAGGAAACTGTGATACTCATAAAGGCAAGCAAATAGTTAAATATAGATTATTTAATGCGGATCCTTTAGATTCATCAATTACAAAAGGTTCTTATATAGCTAATATTAATGATTCAGGAATTGGTGCTACTGATGGTAGTGCTATTCTTCAAAATAAATTTAAAATAGTAGGCGGTGATAAATTAGTAATATTAAATAAATCTACTATAAATGGTATTGATAAAGTAAAAGGATTTGAGCAATGTTCTAAAAGCATAAATACTATAATTGATGCAAATGATATAACTAGAGTATATGGCGATCCTGATTTTCAAGTTAGTGCAACTACACGTTCAGGTGCAAATTTATCATTTGTAGTTAAATCAGTTCCTCTTCAAAATGTAATAACTTCTACTAGTTCAGGTAAGGTAACTATACAAAATGCTGGAACAGCAGAAATAATTATATCAGCACCTCAAGTAACCAAAGGTGTTATAACTTATTTACCTGCAACAAAAACAATAAAAGTTACAATACAAAAAGCAACAAGAACTATATCTTTTGATAAAGAAATATATACTACTAAGTTTGGCTCAATCATTGCAAAAGTTACACAGTCAGGACCAGTCAATACCCCCACATATGAAGTTATTGGTTCAGCAGGTGTTGTTGGCCCAATACTACCAGTAGATCCTAGTAATCCATTTGAAGTAAATGTATTTACTATAGGCGCTGTTGGTAGATCCACTGTTATTAAAGTTACAGCATTTCCAGGTATGAATTTTTTACCTGCTTTTGATACAGCTATAGTAAAAATAGAACAAAGAGATCCTTCAACTATTGATAGTGACGGTGATGGAGTTGCTGACGCTGATGATGATTTCCCGCATTCTACTGAAGCACAATTTATAACACAATTTTCTTCATTTTCTTCAATTGATTCAGACGATCCAAATAATATTATAACAAAAATTCCTTTTTATGGCCAACCAGCAACAGAAAGTATTGAACAATACTCAGATGGAGGAAGTGGATATTTAGATATTACAGGAACTGGACCATCTAATTTAGCAGCATTTCAATATAAATGGGAAGCTGTAGTTGATAATAATTCTAGTTGGATTGATTTAAGAAGAACATCAGGACAAGTAGGTTTAAACAGAGCAACTTTTACAACACAAGAAAATAATACAGGTTTTGAAAGAGTTGGTAGAATAATAACAACTATTTTTTATAGAGGAATAGAAGTTAATAAAATAACTAATGAGATAATACAAGCTGCAACCCCAAAACCACAACCTACCGTAACACCAGGAACTACACCCGCACAAAATACAAATCCTAATACACCTCAACCACCTAACCCTAATGCTTTGCCTATTAATTCATTAACGCCATTTCAAATGAGCACACGGGGTCATGCGATCTACAAACCAATCCCCTCATTAGCTGAAATAGCTGCCCAATCTTTTCCAATTGATAAAACATATTATCATAATGGAACTAATATATTACCAGACGTCGGAGATTCTATTAGATTAGAAAATGATATTAATGGAACCAATCCAAGTCATGATAGATGGTATAGGCTTACCAATAATTCTATTGTGCGTCTTAAATTTGAAGGAGGCAGAGGACGCAGAGGCACTTATATTAGTGAAATAAAAACATTTACGCTGCCACAAGCAAGTTCAATAGGTAATTTAGTTTGTGATAATGATCCTGCCGCTACTACAGCTAATTCTATAAGAATTTCAGGAAGCATAACTGGATCAGTAACAAATCCTTCACTATTTTATCAGAATCATGATATTTCAAAAGGAACTGTTATAGACTATCAAATAACAAATTTATTCCTTGCTCCTACAGGTGCTAAAATAAGAGCAATGGTACATTTCTTAATAAGAGTTGATGATACTCAATATGATAATCACGGGCAAGCAATAGTATGTTCTGCAATAGTACAAACTGTATTCCCTAAACGTGCTGGTAATGACGAAACTTTGTTAGAAAAGAATTTTGGAAATAAATTTGGTAATAGATTTTACGATATTAGCAATCCGGGTGCACCTTTACCTAATCCAGGGAATTATAGTCCTCTAACTTAAAAATAAAATAAGATGGCAATTACAACATTAACATTTCAGCATGCATTGAACCAATCGTTACAAACGGGTGATACTATATATTTTCAAAAAAATGACAATGTATTGGAATTTGGGCAGTGTTTAAGTATAGATGATTCTAGAACAGTAATAGGTGTTGAAGTTCCTGATACTAACGTACGTCCTGAAGCAAATAGTTTCTTTATGTTTGCTAAAAATAATGTAATAAATACTAGTGGATTGCTTGGTTATCATGCAACTGTAACATTAGAAAACGATTCAACAGATTTTACAGAGCTATTTGCTGTAAATTCAGAAGTAAATATAAGTAGTAATTAAAAATAAAATATTATGGGATTTGATAATACAACAGGCAATATAGAACTTGCAGGAGACATTACCAAAACTGAAACACCAAAAACATTTGCAGAAAAATTAGGACAAGCAGCAAAAACTGATGTTGGCGGTTTTGGACAAGTAGCTGAAGGATTAGCTGGAATAGCAGGTGGTCTTATAGGCGGTAGAGCTAGAAGACAAGAACAAAGAGCAGCTAGAACTGATTTAGCCACGCAAAGACAAGCTTATGAATCTTTTCAATTTCAAGATCCATCAAGAAATTTAACTAATACTTTTGAAGATTTAACAGTAAATAGACAAGCAGCTGAATTTGCTGCCCAACAACAACAACAAGGCTTAGCTGGTGCATTAGGTAAATTACAAGGTGCAGCAGGTAGTTCTGGTATTGCTGCTTTAGCGCAAAGCTTAGCACAACAACAATCTAGAAATTTGCAGGCCGCTTCAGCTAGTATAGGTCAACAAGAGGCTGCTAATCAAATGGCGAGAGCACAAGGACAACAAAGTTTAGAAAGAGCAAGAGCCGCAGGTGCACAATATGTGCAAGAAAAAGAATTTGCTAGAACAGAAGATATGTATGAAACAGCTGCTCAAAGAAAATTAGCAGCAGACGAAGCGAGAAAACAAGCTACTGAAGGTTTAGTTGGTGGAATAGCTAACTTAGCTGTTGGGGCTGGAAGGGTCGCTGTTGGAGGCGGCATATTTTAAAATAAAATATTATGGCATTAGATACAAAATTAATTGGACAAGCGCTTGGAACTGGAAAAGGCAGAGTTATTAACACTAGTAATGTTACACGTGCTGTTATGCGTGGTGAAGCTGCTCTAGCTAGAAACAGAGCTTTACAATTAAAAAGAGAGCAAGATTTTCAAAAAGCATTAAAAGATAGACAAGATTTTAATGTTAAATTATTAGCTCAATTCAAATTACCTAGTTTCAAAGGCGCACCACCTCAAGCTATGAATTGGCTTAATAAGCAAGCTAGTGCGTTGAAGGTTCAGTCATATGAAATTGCAAATGATCCTAACTTAAGCAAAATGCAGAAGCAAATCGCAATGAATGAACTTCAAGGTGAAGTTGACAAATTAACTTTTTGGAAAGAAGAATATAAAGAAAGCATGGTTGATTTTATAGACAAAACAGATATGCTAAGCTCGGTTAACTCTCAGAAAGATTTAGAGCTAGATAAAGCTAGAATAGCAGGAGATTTTGTATTTGAAGGGAAAGATGCAATATTTAATATTAATGGCAAAGAAATAAGAAAGCCTATAAGTGAATTATCAAAAGGATTTGGATTAGTTGAACAAGAACATATAGCTTTTAATGATTTATTAAAGACAACTCAAAAAGCAGCTAAAAAAATAGCTTCAGAAGGAAAAGACCGGTCTGCTATAGCCTATGAAATTGATTCAGGATTTGAGGAATTACAATTAACTGATATGCAATATTTAACGTTAGCTGTTGATAAATTTAAATACGGCAGTGAAAAAGATCATGTAGATATAGACGTATTAAAAGAAGAATTAAAAGATGAAAATCCTGATAAAATTGATAATCCTGATATTAAAATAAAATTACAAGAATTTATAAAAGATAAATTAACTAAAGGAGCTGAAGAAGCTTACAAGGCTTATTTTGAACCAAAAGACCCTAAGGGTGATGGAACTGAAAATGTTGAAAATTTAAAATCATTAGCAGAAGATTATACAAAAGAATTAAATGATGCAATGAGTAATTACGATTTTTCAATGCTTCACAATACTAAAATTGGTGGTAAATTAATAACAGGTAGTGAAATTAGAAATGGTAAATTATATTTAGAATATACAGCTAGAACTACTTCTGAAGGCCAACAAACAGCAGAACTTTCTGGAATTGATTTAAATAATAAAGTTAGATTAAAAGCTTTATTATCTGAATATATTAAAGGTCAAAAAGGGATGGATATGAGTAATAAAATTACAAATAATATTACTGATGAATCATTATTTATAATAGATGATATAAATAAACAAAACTCTATTTTATTTCCACCACCAACAACAAAGTCAAATTTACCTTAAATTAAATAAATATGGAAGACATTTTTGAATTTGAAAATCAAGAATATACTTTGCTTGAAGTAGAAGAAGCAGCCAAAAAAAAATCATTAAGTATTGATGATTATATAAAAAAATACAATATTTCTCGTAAGCCGGGAAAGACAAATCTCACATCACCGGGTGCGGATGTGAAGGATATTGCAGCACCCGAGTTAACCGTTACGGACTCTCCTTCGGTAAATATTTCTTTGGATTTATCCGAAACACCTAAAACAGGTACACAAGCTGGTACTGAATTTATACCCGAAGCTATATCAAAAGAAAGAGAAAACGAAATACTTTTAGAATATGATGAAATATCTAATATAGATATAGAGCAAGAAGCTATAAATAAAAAACAATCTAAATTAAAGCGTTTTCAACAGGGTGAATTTAAACTTGAAGAAAAAGAAGAATTTAATTATTGGAAAAATTCTAATGGTAAATTATTTGAAGAATCTGAAACTTTATCTGAAAAAGAAATTGAAGATAGAAAGCAAGCTAATCAAACTGTTTTTTTAAGTAAAATACCAGCTTATGAAAGACAACAAATATTTGCAAAGAATAAAAAAGTCCTTGAAGAGCAAACTAATTTTGTAAATAAGTCTATTGAAAAAAGAGATAACCTTATTTCACAATATAATGATATTGCAAATACAGATATAAAAAGTTCTGAAGATTTTATTTATAGAAAAAATTTAATAAACCAAATAAAATTTGAAGATATTGAAAGAAGAAGAGCTTTATCTAATTTAAATAGAACAGAAGATTTAGTTGACGATTTTAAAAGAAGTTATTCTTTTTACGATACAGCAGAGCAATCTTTTAAAACAATTGGTACTGATTTAGCTATAGGTGTAATGAGTACCATAGATATGTTAAAAACAGAAGAAGGCCAAAAAATTTCTTATTCAAATGATTTAATTGATTTTAGAGAAGGTTTGCAGCAATTTGCAGAAGAAAATTTAGCAAAACCTATAAGCATTGAAAATGTAAATAGCTTAGATAAAGCATTTGTTTGGGGCACTCAAGCTTTAGCAAATCAGCTACCTACATTAGCAATGGCTTTTACAGGCCAAGCGGCTATTCCATTATTTTTTGCAACAGGATATGGTTCAAAAATGTCGGATTTTGAATTAGGTGAAAGAAAAGCAAAAAAAGAATTACCATTATTAGATGCTGCTTTAAAATTAGAAAAAGACCCTGAAAGAAGAAAAGAAATACAAAAAAATATTGATTATTATTCTCGTTATTTAAATGTAAGTGATGCGATTAAGGTAATAACATCTGCTGCTCACGGTGGAGCTGAAGCTATATTTGAAGGTTTAACAACATTAAAATTAGTTCGTGATCTTCAAAATATTGGTACCAACATATTAAAAGCAGGTGGTAGCCGTAAGGCTGTTTACAATGCTTTTAGAGCCGCTCCTATGTCTATAGGATTAGAAAGCTTAGGAGAAACTGCTACGCAAATATCGCAAAACGCTGCTGATATATTAATATTTAAAGATGATAAAAGTCTTTTAGAAAATGTATCAGAAGCCGCAGCTCAAGGAGCTTTATTTGGTTCTGGTTTTGCTGTTCCAAATTTAGGTGCTGCTATAAACGCTGGTATTCAGTCTACAATATCTACTAAAAATGATAATGCTAAAATCAAAAAAACATTAAAAGAAATTAATGATTTAACTTTTGAGTTAGAATCAAATAATAAATTAACTTCTGAAAATAAAAAAGAACTTCAAAAGAACATACAACAAAAAATTAGTGAACTTGTTACTACAACAGATATAACAAGAGCCAGGTTTCAGCGTTTATCATATGAGCAACAACAAGAAGTATTTGATTTAGAAAGACAAGTAAATAATTCTATAAAAAGATGGACCAATATAGGTGCTTCAAACATGAGTGAAAGCACTAAGAACTCTTTACGAGAAGAAATAAAAAATGAAATACAAGCTTTACAAGATAAAAAACAAGCTTTATTAGAAAGTGGTGATTCTAGACTAAAAGAATTAACAACTATATCTACAAAAAATCTTTTATCAGACGGAGATATTTTACAAAAAAATCAACAATATTCTAGATGGAAACAAGGTGTACAAACATTTATTAAAAAATACAATTTACCTATTGAAGTTTCTGTTGAAGAAATGTCTAAAGAAGAAATTCAAAAATATTTAGAAAGCGACGATGCGCCCCCTGGTGGAAAATATGCAAATGGCAAAATAACTTTATACGAAAATGTTGCTAGTCAAATAAATCCATCAACTCCTGTACATGAATTAACTCATGCTATTTTAGAACAATTTGGTCTTACAAAAAAAGACTTTGATAAATTAGAAAATTCTTTTAAAAGTTTTTTAGAGCTTAAAAAAGCAAATGGAGAAATAACTGATAAGCAATACAAAGATACTATAGAAAAGTATGAAAAATATCAAAACGATCCTTCTCAAAAAAAGTTTGCTTCAGAAGAACTTTGGACAAGTTTTATCGATGCTATTTCTGAAAAAGTTTTAGATAAAAAAGATGTTTCATTTTTATTAAAAATTGGACAATCTTTAAAAAATATAATATCTTCTAAATCATCTAAAATAGAAGCTGAAAATTTTAAACTTAATACTCCAGAAGATGTATATGATTTTTTAACTCAATTTGCAGAAAGTGTAGCGCAGAAAAAAGATTTTAAAAGAATAGTTGGAGTAGAAATACCAGAAAAAATTAAAGAAGACGTTGAAAAATTTTCAAAGTCAATGGCTTCAGAAAAAGTGCAAGAAATATACGAAGCACAAGGGGCTGCTAATGCTATGGATATTATTGATGAGTTTAAACCTATAACTAATAAAATAGTAAACAGATACAGAGACGTACCTGGTTTTGAATTTGAATTATTAAGAGATGAAATAGAAACAGGTAAAAGAGGTATACTTGACATGATAATGGATTACACCCCTGAAAAAGCAAAGGGTGCTCCATTAGCTGCTTATATAAATAGCTTATTACCAAAAAGAGCTATTGAAGCGGCAAACCGTATATTAGATACAGAATTTAAATTAGATGTAACGGAGGCTAAAGGAGTTACTGATACAGTAACAGCAGAAGAAACAATTGAAAGAGAAGAAGCTGCTCCTGCAGATGAAATAAAAAGTTTACGTAAACAAATTGGGTTATCAGAAGAGCTTGTCACTAAAGTTAAAGATGCTGTAGTAAAAACTTTTGGTACAAAATTACCCAACCCTCAAGATCCTAAGTTTAGATTTGAATTGCAAAAAAGATTCAGAACAGAGTTAAAGAAACCTTTATCTAAGTTTGTAGGTAAGCAAGCTGATTACGAAGCTTTCTTAAGAGATAATTTTGAATCTGTGTATAGCAAAATGCCTCAGTCATTAATAAATAGAAGGTTTAAAGAATTTGCTGAACCTGTTCTTGATAAGAATGGAAAGCAGGTTAGAGAGAAAACAGCAGAAGGCAATAAGGTATATGTTAAAAAGAAAATATCTAAAGCTGAATGGATTAAATATTTTATAGGCGCTGATGTTAAAAGTTCAACTAAAGGGGCTAGAAAAACAGCTATAGTTGAAGGCATGGCAGAAGAAATTGCTTTTGATGCTACTATGGAAGTTTTAGATAACCCTGATGTTATTTCAAAATACCAAGACATAGCCGGTATTACAGGTGAGGTATTACCTGAAAACTTTAAATCATTAATAGCTAAGCAAGTTGATAGAGCGGAAGACTTTAAATTTTCTAAAAGTTTAATTAATGATGCTAAGACAGAATACAATTTAGAATCTCAAGAATTAGCAAAAATACTTGATAAAACAAGTTTAGATAAATTAAGCAATAAATATTCATTAATATCTGATAATATAATTTATGAGGCTGACCCTGCTAATATTAAATTTAGTCTCACAACTAAGGCTGATGGTAAATGGGAACAAAACCAATTAAACCCATTAGAGGAAAGTGCAAAGATATATAAATTTAAAGTAGGTGAAATAGATTATGAAATAAATGCATTTAAAGATCCTTCAGGTTACAACTACGATATATTTGAGCAGACTGAAGGTATTGAGGATGGGGCTATCAATAATGATCCAAAATCATGGGAATTGGCTTTTGCATCTGCAACTACAAAAAGGGTGGGTTTAACAGAATACGCGTTAAAAGGTCGTACTAATCAGTTTAAAGTATTTGGAACTGTAGCTAATGCAACTATAGATTTAATTAAAAAAGAAAAATTAAATTCTATAACATTTACCGCAAAGGAAGAAAGTAGAAAAAGATTATATAATTCTTTAAATAAAAAGTTTGCAAATGAATTAGGATGGGAAACATATGACTATCCAGCTGACATACCAGATGGTTCAGAAACAATATTTATAGCTTATGATCCAAAAGCTTTTAATACTGAACCGCAAATTACAACACCACCACAAATTAAATTTAGTTTAAATACAAATAATGAATTTAATGTTACTGCAAAAGAGTTATTGTATAATTCAAAAGCTTGGGCAGAATATTCAAATAATATTCTTAATCGCAGTCAATTTTATCAAAATTATATTGGGAGTATTGAAGCAAGCTTAGGTTCCGTTAGACCTTCTAATGTAATAGATTATGCTGGTATTGTAGGTTATAAAAAATTAACAGATAAAGAGCAAAAAATTTTTAAAGAAAAAATAAAACAATTACAGCAAAAAATAATAGCTCAAAAAACAGCAAATACTGATAACATGCTTCAAGATGGGCCTGCATATAAAAGTCCTCCTTATGCTTTTGGCAAAACAGTAAGTGAATTTAAAAAGAAATTAAAAAACGGAGAAATATTTAAACACACAAAACAATATCAAAGAATATATAGAGATATGTGGAGCAAATATTTTGATATGCTTGCTGCAGATAATACAATGTATAACTTCCTTGAATTAACGTTAAATAATTCCAATACAGATACTAGCCACTGGCATAGACAAGGAGCTTTATTTATTGGGTTTGATCAAGGGGCATTACCTACGCCTTTATTAGATAAAAACGGAAAACAAATATTTAGGTTTACTAAGGAAGGAAAAAAATATCCTTTAACAAGAGTTGTTGAATTTGAGCACGCAGTTCAAAATCACATACAATGGAGGAGAGTGCTAAAAGCCACAGCAAAATTTGCTAAAAAAAATGATAAAAAAGGGTTTATTAAATACCTTGAAAAATCTATGGAAGACTATGTTTTAATCGGTATGGCTTACGCAGATGCTAGAAAAGTTGATAAGGCTGGATATGCTCATATAATGCCAGAAGGATGGAAACGTTGGTGGGATAGATATTTCAATAATAAAGTAGCAAAAATAGATGGCGGAATAAATGCAAATAATATATCTTTTATAGAATATACTAATACAAAAGCTAATATTAAAGGTAATATTGCAAGAGAATTTAATATTAGTAATTCAAATGGTAATATTAAACTTTCTAAATCATTAAGTAAGGAATTTAATAATTTATTACAACAAACTACAGGCGTACCATTTTATGAAAAGTTTTCGCCTGTTAAAGCTACAATGATGGGTAGAGGTAAAGGTAAAAAATTCTTTATACCTTATTCAGCAGATGACTTTGTAGGTTTATTATATGCAACATTAGGCACTAAAAAGCAAGGCGGTAATGAACAAATGAAATGGTATGAGGAAAATTTACTTAGACCATTTTCTCGCGGCATACAACAATATGAAACCGCAAAGCAAGTTGCATTACGTAACTGGCAAGCTCTTAAAAAAGAAGCTAAAAAAGATGTACCTGGCGGTTTAAATAAAGTTAATGAAACCGGATTTACAAATCAAAATTCATTAAGAATTTATATGTGGCGTAAACAGGGTATAAAAGATAAAGATATACCTGGAATAAGTTCACAAGAATTAAGAGACAATAGTAGAATAGTAAGAAATGACCCTAAGTTAAAAGCTTTTGCTGAAAGATTAATGGCTTTAAATCCTGAAGGTTATCCACCACCATCTACAGAATGGATAGCTGGTGATATTACTACTGACTTAGTTTCTTATATAAATGATGTAAAGAGAGCTGAGTATTTAACTCAATGGAAAGAAAACGTTGATCAGATATTTAACGATCAAAATAAAAATAAATTAAAAGCATTATACGGTGATTCATATATTAAAGCATTAGAAAACATGCTTTATAGAATGGAAAAAGGTAGAAACAAATTTAAAGATGCAAGTGATATTGAAAGAAGGTTTCAATCATGGGTTAATAACTCTGTTGGATCAATAATGTTCTTTAATGCTAGATCTGCTGTATTACAAACATTATCTGCTGTTAACTTTATAAACTTTAGTGATAATAATCCAATTGCTGCGGGTATAGCATTAGCTAATTTTCCACAGTATGTAAAAGATTTTTCAACATTATTTAATTCAGACTTTTTAAAACAAAGACGTTCTGGTTTACAAACTGATGTAAATGCTGATGAAATTGCAAAAGCAGCGGCTACATCTAAAAACCAAGCACAAGCAATGCTTGCTGCAATACTTAAGTTTGGATTTACACCAACACAAATTGCTGACTCATTTGCTATTGCTTCAGGTGGTGCTACATTTTATAGAAACAGAATAAACAAATACAAAAAAGAAGGATTAAGTCAAAAAGAAGCAGAACAAAAAGCATTTACAGACTTTCAAGAAATAGCAGAAGAAACACAACAGTCTGCTAGACCTGATAGAATATCTATGCAACAAGCAGGTTCATTAGGTAGACTTGTATTAGCATTTGGTAACACCCCAATGCAATATGCAAGGCTTACAAAAAAGGCTACGTTAGATTTAATTAATGGAAGAGGAGATTGGAAGACAAATATAAGTAAGATTGCGTATTATAGTGTAATACAGAATATTATATTCTCTGCTTTACAACAAGGGTTATTTGCGCTTCTATTTGATGATGAAGAAGAAGATGATAAGAAAGCAAGATATTATAGAATAGGTAATAGTAGTGCTGATACATTATTAAGAGGCATGGGGGTTTATGGCGCTGCTGCAGCAACAGTTAAGAATATGATTATCAAGATAGTAGAAGAAACTAAAAAATCCAGGCCTGATTATACTAAAGTTGCAATAGAAGCAACAGCAATATCACCACCTATAAATTCTAAATTAAGAAAACTTGTTTCAGCTGGTAAGACATTTACATATAAGCAATCAAGAGAAAAAGTATTTACAGAAGGATTTAGTTTAGACAATCCAGCTCTTTTAGCCGTTGGAAAAGTAATTTCTGCTGGTACCAATTTACCCGCTGATCGTATAGTTTTAAAAATGGATCATATATATACAGCAATGCAACCTGAAACAGAACTTTGGCAAGGTACTGCATTAACGCTTGGATGGGGTGAATGGGAATTAGGTATGATAGAAAAGCAAACCAAAAAAGAAAGTAATTTAAAAATAAAACCTTTTAAGAAAAAATCTTTAAAGATTAAAAAATTTAAGAATTAAAATGAAGTACGCTCCAATAACATCAAAGACATGCACTAAGTCACCTTTACTTAAAAAGGATGCATGCTATAGAAAAGCAAAAGCTAAATATAGAGTATTTCCTTCTGCATATGCATCAGGTTATATTGCAAAATGCCGTAAAAGAGGCGGTAATATAGGATAATGCCTTACGTTAGTGATGCCCAAAGAAAAGCTGTATGGGCTAGTAAAAATGAAAGAGCTGCTTTAAAAAAGGTAAGAAAAACTGAAAAAGGTGCATCATTAAAAAGATGGTTTAAAGAAGAGTGGACAGATGTCCGTACAGGTAAACCCTGTGGTAGAAGTAAAAGCGAAAGCAGAGGTGTACCTTATTGTAGACCAAAGAAAAGAATATCTAGTAAAACACCGAAGACAGCTAGTGAAATGTCTTCATCAGAAAAAAGAAGTAAAATAAGAGAGAAAACAAGTTTAGGCCAGCCGGCAGGCAAGCCACGAAGAGTTAGTCCGATTACAATGAAGAGCTCTTGTAAATATTAATCAAAAAAATGGTAGAAGATTTGAAAATATACGGATTAGCAATTTTTGCATTAGCTACAAGCATCTCATCAGCAAACCCAATGTTGCAGACAGTTGTTTTATTATTATCTATATTATATACTGCAATAGGTATTTATAAACGATTAAAAAAGTAAAAATATATGACACTTCCCAAAAATGGCGTTGCGCGCGAAATTAGACATTATGTAGGATCATTATTTATATTCCTATTTGTTATAGGCATTATTGTAGCACTTATACAATTTCCTGTATTAGATACTAATAAAGAAGTTGTAATGATGCTTATCGGTACAATTTCCGCAAGTATCGGTATTGTGGTGAGTACAATCACTGGTGCCAAACCAGATGATGTTACCGCTTTAAAAAATGAAGTTGAAAAGAAAAATAATCAGATTGACATGCTTGTTCAAGCAAAAGATAATTTAGAAGCTATGGTTATTGGTCTTCAAAAACAAATGCTTGACAATCAAGACAATGTGATGGATAAAATTATTCTTAAAGCAGCGCTCGAGCATGATGATAGATATACGGCTAAAAAAGCAATGCAAGGTAAAAATAAATCATAAAAAAATAAATTATGACAACTGAAGAAAAAAATAAATTAACTACAGAAATTAAATCTTATGTACAAAGCGCTTTGGGAAAAAGTGATTGGTACATTACAAGAAAAGCTGAAAGAGATATAGCTATACCTCAATCTATTACAGATGAAAGAACAGGAATATTAACAGCATTAGATACATACGAAGCTGGTATAGATGCAAAAGAAACAGCACAAGAGGGTTGGGTATTTTTGGCAAAAATTATTTTTGATAATGAAGCATTAAACCATGAGTATTTATCAAAACAAAATCCTAATATACCTCCAAGAACAATATAAATAATATATAAAAAGATAAGTTATGCCAGAAAAATATGAATTATTCCTAGATAAGAATAAAAAAGTAAAACTTGCTGCAAATGATCAAGGTGAATTTTTTGCAGAAGCAAACGGTAATAGAATTAAACTAGGGGAACAAGGTTTACAAACGATTAATAAAACAACAGGAGCCCCAGAAAGTGTTGGAGGTGCTCCAGATCCTAATCTAGACGTAACCAGTCTTGCGGGTGTTGCAATTAATGGATTAGGTGAAGACTCAGGAAGAAATACATTTACTCACAGTGACTTACCTGGAGAAACTTTAGTTGGATGGTATGTTAAAGAAAATGCTGGACAAGCTCCAAAATTATTTCTTACAATAAATCCAGCTTATTTGTCTGGTGGGGGCACGATTCTTTCTGACCCTAATGGAAACCAAATTTATAAAGCATTTGCCACTCCCGAAGAAGAGTTAATAACAATAAGAATAAATGGTACCACTTATACCGGGAAAAAAATGGAATTAAAAAATCATAGTTGGTATAATGCTTCACAAATAAACTTCTCAGGCTCTACAACTGAAGGAATTGTACTTGCACCAGCAAATAGTATAAATGGTTATGGAGACATTCTGGAAATGGAAAACGATATATTAGCTGTTGCACTATCTACAGAATTAGTTCCAGGACTTAATTTTTCTAATGGATTCAGCTTAAGAAATGGTGGTATATATGGTATTCCTTTATCTGCAGATATAACAATACCCGTTATAAATGATATAGATGTTACTACTCCAATTAAGTTTAGTGGTGGAGCTAAATTTTCTGAACCAGTAAACGGACTTGTAACAGATAATGATATTACAGATTTACTTGGAACTGATAATGCTTTATTTAGTAATAAAACCCCATACAGTAGCAGTACTTCTGATTTAAGATTTACTTATACTCAAGGCGCGTTACATTCAAGTCATAGTGTAACAACTCCAAAATTAATTGAAGGAAATACATATAGATTATCATGCGCCAATGGAGGAATTGTCGGAAATCAATTAATTAATTTTGATTTTACTGATAATGAAGAGTTTTTTGGTATTGAATTAGATATTCATAGACCGGTAGTAAATAATACTACAGATAAAATTAAAGGAAAATCATATATAGATATTCTGGTAGGCTTTGAAGGAAACCTGAGTTTAGAAGCTGGTGGCCATAAACATATAATATTTTACTTTAGCGAATCCTCAGGAGGAAATGGCGCGCAGTATTCTCAACCCGGACAGTATTTTATATATACAATAGATAATCCGACTAGTGGCCGTGAAATAAAAAATTCTTTTACTTCAGGAGATAGAGGAATGCCAAGAGTTAATAACGCGGTTTCACAAACTCACGTTCAAATTGGGGATGCAAATCCAGCAGGGTTTTGGTCTGCAGGTCAAACAAACAAAATAAGAATATATTTAAATGATTTTAAAAGAGTGTCAGGTGAATTTGTTGGCAACGGTATATATGGAAAATATACTTCTGCTCAAAGTCATGGATTCCAGTCTCAACCAAATAGTATAATACCGCTTGATTTAACTTATTTAGCAAGTATTGGATATACAGGTGTCTCACATAATAATAATCCTTATAGTCACAGTGATTATACTTCAAGTGATCATTTAACTATTTCAATGGCTCCTAATTCAACAGTTTGGATAACTGATTCCGCGGGCCCTGATGGTACATCTCTTTCATCTTCAAATACTGTTGGTATAATACTTGATTTAAGTTATCTTAGAAATGGAGATACGTTTGCTTTTGCTTACGATGCTATCTCTAGTTCAATAAATGGTAGCAATTATAATCCGACATATTATGTAGCTATTATTTTAAAATTTGGATCACGTGGGTATAAATTCAATGTTGGATCCTCTCCTAATTATGGAGGTTTTTATAAATATCAAATAATAGGTTCAACAACAACTGGAGAATTACAATTCTTCCAGCCTAGTGGATCTGTATATAGTACTCAGGATCAATCCTACCAAAACGTTCTTATATAAATTAGTTTAACAAATAAATAACAAATAAAAATGCCAGATAATAATAAGATAATTTTAGGTACAAATGACGATACTTATATTGCGGCGGATGACGCGGGGAATATAGTATTGCAACATGAAGGAGGCAATAGAATTTCTATGAATAATACCTCTATAACTCCTGCTAGTAATGAGCAGATAGATCTAGGATCCGCAACAAAAAAGTTTAGAGATTTATATCTTTCATCAGATTCTATTTTTATAGGAAACACTAAACTGTCATCGGACCCAACCACAGGAGCACTATCAACTGTTGTTGCAGATGCGCAAGGACAATTTACAGCAGCCCCTTCAGCAGTTGGAGGAGATGTTGATTTTAGTAATTTAAGCAATACACAAGAAACATTGCTAGCTAAATGGCGTGGAGCAGATAATTCATCAATCATTCCATCACCAGGAGATGTAGCTAATAATCCACCTACATTTCAGTTTGAAAATAATGGTGGGTCGAACATTACTAGTTCAGTTATAGGCCATGCAAGCGGCACAGTAAATGGACCGGGGGGAATTGCTATTCCTTATAATCTGCTTCAAACAAGAGTGCGATATGGTAGTGGTTTTACTAATATACCTGGTGCTGCTAATTCTGTGCTTAAACTTACAAATAAAGAAAATATTCCATCTACAGAATTTATGTATGATGATGCTAATGATTTCTTGATTCCTGGTTATAGTATAAATCCTAATTTTGATCATTTAAAATTAGTTTTTTATGAAGAAGGATCTGAAGGAATGCCAGGATTTGGAGGAACACCCACATATAATTATTACTGGAGAGTATTAGATGCAAACGGAAATGATGTTAATTTCTGGGATGGAGTTAATTTTTTCACTTATAGCCCTTTGTCCAACTTACGGTTTGGTCATCCTTCAAATAGCAGTAGTTGGGGATACCAGGATGGCAATTCTACTGGTACATTACCAGCAAATGTCCCTACTTGGGAATTGTATCAATCAACTAATGAAGTTGAAATTGAAGAAAGTATAAAAATTAATGGAGATCCATTTTCTAAGGACGGGTTAATGATAAAAGACCAAGCTGGTAACTATAGAAGGATAACAATAGATTCAGTAGGTAATTTAGGCAGTACAGCTGTTTAATTACTTAAGTATAATTAATAGTTTTAAAAATTAAAAATATGACAAGAGAAGAAGCTGACGCAAGAGATGCGGCAAATTGGCGGGCTAATTTTAGAGCTCAAAGAAATGCAAAGTTAAAAAATAGTGACTGGACACAAGGCGCTGATGTACCTGATAATATAAAAACACCTTATGCTGTTTATAGACAGGAACTTAGAGATGCTCCAGTGAATTTTTCAACAGAAAATGGAAGAATAGTATGGCCAACTGAGCCATCAATATAAATAATTAAGGGGCTTTGCGGCCCCTTTTTTTTATCCATCACACGATATGCAATCAGGATTCATGGCATTTGCGGCTATATCACCGCGAAGTACAGATTCTGTTCTCATATAATATAAGGTTTTTATACCTCGTTTCCATGCTTCTAAATGTACTTTATTAATCCATTTAGGTTCAGCAACAGAAGGAAACGCTAAATTTAAACTTACAGATTGATCTATATAATCTTGTCTTATACCTGCTTGACCTATTAATTCTAATTGGTTTATTTCTTTAAATGTTTTAAATACATTTTTTACAGGCTCACCATCTTCTTCGGTAAGTCTTCCTGAGTGATCATAATACCATCCATCGAGTTTTTTAATTCCTTGAACGGATCCACCGTCTTCCAAAATTTTGTCCCAAGTTTCTTTATTGTCGATTCCAATTTTTCTTAATACTTTTTTAAGTTCTTTATTTTTTCTAATAAATGTTCCTTTAGCTGATTGCTCAGTAAATACATTAGCTGCCCAAGGTTCAATACCTGGTGATACATTACCTGATAGCTTACTATTTGAAACTGTTGGAGCTATTGATCTTAAATGTGTATTTCTAAAACCAGTACCAACACACCATAAAGGTTCGCCATATATTTCAGCTAAATCTCTTGAAGCTCTTTCAGTTTCTATTTTTATTTTTGAAAATATTTCTCGCGTTTTGAATTGCGCTAATAAACCTTCGAAAGCTATTCCTTTTTTCTGTAACAGGCTGTGCCATCCAAGGACACCTAATCCAAGTGCTCTCCCTTTTTCCGCACTGCGTACAGAGTTCTCGAATCCCTTCATATTCTTTGCTCGCTGAATAAATTCTTCCAGCACACCGTCCAGGAACCAAGTTGCGTCGTAAATTAAATTTGTATTCTTCCATTCGTCGTATTTATCTAAATTTAAAGATGACAAGCAACAAACAAACGAATGTGACTCGTCAGTATGTAACGTTATTTCGCTACATATATTTGTCATGTGAACTTTAAGTCCATTTGACTTATATGCTTTTGGGTTACTTTTGTTTGTATTTCCCTTAAATAAGATATAAGGTTCGCCAGTTGCTTTACGTTTTTGTAATAATTTACCCCATTTTCTTCTAGCGTCTTTATCTCCTCCATCAAGTTTTCGCATAAACTTGTCGCCGACCACAGCGCACTGGTGGAGATTGAGGGATTGCCGGTTAATATCGCCTTTCGGTTCTCTGATCTCCAACCATTCTTCAAAGTCGGAATGGTCAATATTGATATTAACTGATGCAGCTCCTCTGCGGACAGATCCTTGATTAGTGGCGAGTATTGTTGAATCGTAGATTTTGCAAAAAGGCACCACGCCGTCACTTGTTCCATTTCCTGTAATTTTAGCTCCAGCGGGTCTAATCATATTAACTCCTATTCCAACACCGCCGCCATGCTTGGCTAAGAGCATCATTTCTAAATTTTTATTTCCTATATCTTGTATACTATCTGCAACATCAATACCAAAACAACTAATAGGTAAACCTCTGTCTGTGCCTGTATTAGACAACACTGGTGAAGCTAAACACAGCCAACCATCCCATATATACTGGAAAAATTTATCGGCCATTTCAGGCTTATATAAACGTCTCGCAACGGTTTTTGCAACACGCATATATGCTTCTTTAGGTGATTCACCGTTGTATAAATAACCACCAGCTATTGTTTTTTTATAGACATCTGTATCTCCCCATACAGGATAGTCTTCACCTTTTTTCCAGTTACTATTCCACATTAGTTTCTTTCTTTTTATCATTCATCTCTTTTGAAATATCTTTCTGTAAATCTTCCAGTGCTTTTTCGTACCCGTCAAATTTCTTCACTAGGCTCATCGTCCCAATAGATAAATCTCTGAGATTGTTCATTTCGTTTATTATTTGTTGTACGTTTTGGCCCAGAACTTCTATCCTGTTCCACATTTCTATTAGTTTGCTTTCTTTCATTGTGCAT